ACAACTGACGATGTAGCTCATTACTTTGGCAAACAACATCATCATGTTGTACAAAAAGTAGAATCGCTTGAATGCTCAGAAGAATTTATCACTCGCAACTTTTCGCGAATGATAAAAAACGTACAACTTGCTAAGGGTGCAACTCGTGAAGTCGTTTACTACGAAATGACCAAAGACGGCTTCGTATTCTTGGTTATGGGATTTACAGGCAAGAAAGCGGCTGCCTTTAAAGAAGCCTACATTGCTGAATTTAATCGCATGGAAGCAGAGCTACATTCTGCACCAAAATACCAACCCCAAACAGAAGCTCACGAAAAGTTCAGCAGCAAAGATACCCAAAATCTCGCTCGTATCATTGCATTAATGACGCAAAACTTTCGTTTCAGAGATGCATGGAATAATGCTATCTGGTATGCATTGAGAGAAGTCACCGGTATACCCTCACCTAATCCCTTTGAAGTCAGATATATTCCAGCTATTGCAGAAGAATGTGAGCGTATATGGCAAGTTACTCAACACTTACAAGAATTAATCGTCGAAGCTGAAAAAACTGTAATTAAAAGAATTGTCAGAAAACGTGAAGATGCTAATTTTGTTTTAAAGCAAATTGAAGATATACTCGCGTCTGAAAGTAGCAAAAACCAGTTAACTAATTCGTTATGGAAATGTCACAAAGCAAAGCTGATAGATTTTGAGAAACGTACTTGATTTATGAATACTAAACCTAACTTAAACAAAAAACTAACTAATACTAAAAAACAATAATCAGTTAACTATAATCATGCCCCTGTCGAACAGGGGATTTTTGTGAGTGATGAATTAAGGATAAACTAATGAAAAAAAACACCATACCAAAAAAAATACATTATGTATGGGTAGGTGATAAGCCAAAACCACAAAAAGTCATTGATTGTATTAAGACATGGCAAATGAATTTGCCTGATTATGAAATAATTGAATGGAATAATGATTGTCTAAAAGAAATAAATAATATCTATGTAAAACAAGCATATGATAGTAAAAAATGGGCATTTGTATCTGACTATATAAGACTTTATGCATTATATCATCAAGGCGGTATATATTTAGATACAGATGTTGTTTTATATGATTCTTTTGATAAATTTCTTGGTAATGATTTTTTTAGTTGTTATGAAAATTACAAAGGAACTGTTCTACCTATAATGTCTGCCGTCATGGGGTCAGTTCCTAGAAGTGATTTTATTTATGAGTTATTAAATTATTATAAAAATAAGAAATTCAATAACGGGAAAAAACTTGATTTAGAACCAAATACTTTAAAAATTAGTAGGTTTTTTCAAAAAAAATATAATTTAAACCCTCCTTATGATGAATATGAAAAAACAGAACTAAAAAAAGGAATGGTCATCTATCCATCATATTATTTTTGTTCCCCTAAAGATGGAAAGAAGAATTATGCAATACACTTATTTGAGGGATCATGGATAACAACTTATACACGTAAAGATAAATTAAAATTATTTGGGAAATTAATATTTACTAGATTCACAAAGAAAAATGACAATAATGATTCACTTCCGTTGAATGAAAGAGAATTTATAATTTTAAAGTTTAAAATTTCATCTAATAAAATTTATACTATTTTGTGGTCAAAAAATAAGTAAATATTATCTAATTGAGAAATTTTAATATCCAATGGCAAACCAAGTAAACCCTCTTTAGTAATGAACATATTATATGATTAATTTTATATTGCACAAAACAAATAAAATATTATCAAAACTAAAAGTGATTGATAAAATAGATTTTATCTTGTTAAATAAGAAAAAAATAGCAATTGTATCTAATAATTGCTGGAATATTAGAATATATAAAAATCTAAAACAACCCTACAATACTCCCTTTGTGGGATTGTTTATTTCAACACCTGATTTTATTAATATGTTACCAAATTTACAAAATTTCTTACATTTAGAACTAAAACAATCTCATTTTATAAAAAACGATAATTATCCTATTGCAATTTTAGATGGTGTAAAAATTAACTTTTTGCATTACAAAAACTCCTCTTCATCTATTGAAAAATGGAATAAAAGAAGGTTACGCCTTATAAATTTTATAAATGAAAATGGTTTAGATTCTGTTATTTTTAAGTGTTGTGATAGCGATTCTTTTGATAATAATGATCAATATAAATTTGATAAATTAAAATTTAAAAGAAAAATTTATTTTAAAAATATAAAGAATAGTATGATTATGAATCTTGATGGAACATTTCCTGATGGAATTCAATTATATAAAATCCGAATAGCTTATTACTTTAAATTCATTAAGCTATTTAGAGGGCTTTGATGGCCAAGATATATCATTAATATTTTTTAAGTCAATTTGCTGAAGTTTTTGAGCGTAAATCATCCAATCGGTTAATTTACTTTTATCACTATCTGTTATAATACCGAGAGTTAGTTGGGTTTGCCATATCTGTGTTACATTTTTTACCTCTTTTAATAGAAAATTAATCTTTTCTTTTGTATCTTCAATAAGTTGTCTTTTAGAGATTTTTTCTTCTTCCCATTTGGGGAATCCGTCTTTTCCAGAAACTCTAACTTTATTATCTGATAAATCATATTTTGTAAATTCAAAGTATACAGCGTCATCAACTTCAATCACGTCGGAAGGAAAAGAACCTGCTTCTATGTATATATCTTTCAATTCATTAGGATAAAATAAATTTTCTTTTGGACTATAAAAATACATAATTAATATCCCATAGCTAAAATATTTATATCAGTCATGCCAATCCCTTCACAATAAGTAGTTATATATTGATTATTTTTTGCTCTAACATAAAAGCAATAATAATCAGGATCATTAGATATTCCATTTACTGAAGCTACAGCAGACATGCATTGTGAAGGGAATGGTATTGGAAAATTAAACGTTTTCGTTCCATTTCCACTAGTTTTATATGTTGCTGCCTGGATAATTATCCCCGTATCCCCACATCGCCAATAGCCGTTTTGAGATTTGCTGGCGGTGTTTTGAATCCCTAGCGTTCCCGCGTTGTTAGGAAAATACACATTGTAGCCACCAGTACCAATTTTTTCTAAATATCCGCGTTGGTCATTATTATTAGAACCTACCCGCCAAGTGTTTCCATTAGCTGCAATTAATTCTAAATATCCATGAGTACTAGGAGACTTAACAGTTAATCTACCTGCTGTTAAATTATCTTGAGATGTTTTTAACGCATAATATTCTTTTACAGCATTTTGACTCAACGGGATTGTTGTTGATGAACCAGGCTGCTGAGCTAGTTGTAATGTGTCATAGATACTTCCGGCATTTATCATATTAAAAAATGTTTTAGTTTTATCTAAAACAACAATAAAGGGAACTCCCGCAACAATATCATTTTTAATTAGTTGATTTTTATTTGCTTTATAAACTGGAAAATCTCCAATTAAAAATCCGTTTAACAACAGTTGAATCTTGACATTGCCAGTATTATTGTTAATGGGAGATATCACAATAGGTGATTTTAAATCCCAATTATCAATTGTATAAGTTGATGGCAGATTGACAACGAGATCATTAGCCGTTCCTTTTGCTGTTGTATAAGTAAAATCACCACCTTGCAAATGTTCTATTTGTACAAAATTACCTTCTGATCCTTTTGTAGCAAAGTTGCCGATAAGGCTGCTTGCATTCCACCCTCTTTGCGAAGTGCCCTCTTGTCCCCTTATAACAGTTAGTGTATCTCCATTCACCTCTGTCAAATGACATACTTCCCATATTGTTTGTTCAATATCAGAAATGGTAATCTTAGCGATCACTTTATGTTTTACATCTGGATTACTGATTGATGGGTTTAATAAGCGAGAGAAAATAGTACCAGAACCTGAATCGATAGTTATTGTTGTCTGAGATGATGTAATATCAGATGCTAATCGAGATGTAACATTATTTCCGAATCCTAATATCATATTAATATCCTACTGCTATGTAGCTAAAATCTTTCATTTGCGCAATCCAAGGTGTACCTTGAACTTTAAAATCAGTTATCGTTTTTGATATCACACTAAGTGGATATTGCGTGGTATAGCTTGAATTTGAGATAGGAAGAACAGCAGCACAGAAAAGCAAAAAAGGTGTTTTAAAGATTACTGTCGTTCCCGCTTGATTTGTTAATGTTCCGGTGCCCCACTGGATAGTAAATCCTGTTTTTTCACATCGATAAAAATCATTAGAAGTTTTTCCACCGGCTGGAATAGCACAGGGGTTAAGAATCGTGAAAAAATCATTATTTTTTTCTAATATCACACAAAAAGGAATGCCTGATAAAATATCACCAGGTATCAAATCTTGTTTGTTATATCGATAAACCGGAATAGGACCTATGCTTTTTGATCCTAAGTTTATTGTCAATTTAACTTTATCAGTATTTGTGCTTACTGGAGAAACAACAATGGGAGAGTTAAATGCCAAAGTTGTTTGAAAAGTAGAAGGAATATTTATTGTTATATTATTAGAATCACCAGAAGCGACAGCATAAGTAAAATCACCTCCTTGTAGTTGCTCTATTTGCACAAACCTTTCTTGATTATCTTTTGTAGGTAAATTAGAAATAACCGATCCTACCATCCACGCCTTGGCTCCAGTTCCTTTTTGTGCTCGAGAAACTGTTAACGTATCACCTGAAACACTCAATAAATGAATTATTTCAACTTTCGTTCTGTCAGCATTAGACAACGTAAGCTTTGCCATATAATCATGCTTGACATCAGGGTTTTTTATTTCAAAGTTAAGCGCTTGCTGAAAGTATATTCCTGTCCCATTGCTTATTTTTATTTGTGTGTCAGTTTCAGAAATTCCTAAAGATAATTTTGAAGTTAAATTATTACCAAATCCTAACAGCATTTTTTACTCCATAGGTTGGGTTTGAACTGGCCATGGGGAAACGTTGAATTGATATTGAAAGGGCAAGTTTACTAATCGTTGTTCTATACATATTTTAAAAAATTCAAACCACTCGGGATGTTCAGAATTTGAACCCATATCGTAAGCGAGGGGATTTATCATTATTGTAAATACACCTTTATCAACACTAATTTTGTAATCCCTCAGATCGGGTGAGAAACCTTTTCTCAGAGGATCAATAAAATCGTATCTATTCACATAATCTAAACCATTTCCCATAACACACCTAAAGAACCGAAAAATGCGTTTTTTCAACCAAGGAATACTAAATTGAAAACCATCATCTTTATAAAAATTCCATAGCAAAATTCGTCTAAAAAAATCATCAGACATGTATTGTGTTTTTGTTTTGGCTTTTTCTTTGAATTGATTATAAGCGATAGCGTTATATTCTATCGTATTGTAAACACCTGCTGATTTAAAATCCGACTGATATTGATAAGCGTCAACGTCTTTAGTGTTAAACGGGATCGTATTAAATGGGATGGTGTTTAGCGGTCCTTCTTCAACATGATCTTTAAGAGTAGGAAATTCAATGATGATTATCCTTTCTCTTTTTATTCCATATATCCCTAACGCAATCCAATCAAGCAGCTTTCCAGAGATAATTTCACTTGGCCAAAATCCAAGATTTAGCTGATTAAATTTAGTCAAATATTCTTGAGCTAATACATTATAAGCGTCAAAAAAAGCAACTACATATTCATCATCATTATATTGAACAAAAGGATAAGCAGGTAATATTTTTTCTACTAATCTATCTGTCATGATGCACCAGCTTTTCTAATTGTTATTGCGGTTGACGAGGTAATGAAATAACTATACGGATCGCCGTAAACTAATTGAGTTCCCTCTAAAGGTGGCTTTGCAATATCGTCTATATATACAGTAATAAAAATGTTGGAGATGTTTTTAGGTAACACAACATCCATAATTGATTCAACAAAAACACTTTCAAGATTGATTAAATTTATCGGATCACCTATTTGAATATTAGTTAGATAATCAATAATAGGTTGCGTTGCTAATGATGATACAACATCTTCTGAAACATCAATATTAGAGATAATGCTAAATGTTAAATTTATTGCTACATCTTGAGAATTGGGTATTAAATAAGGAATAGTATAAGTATCAGCTGCATCAATAATGCTAACATTAACAGCCCTGGGAGGATTATCACCAGAACCAGATGGAACTTCATTTGTTAATGTTGAAATGTCTGGAATAGAGCGGTAAATAGCACCAGCAACTTGATAAATATCTCCTCCACCAACTAATATTGTCCAAACCTGAGGTGCAACATTTCGATAAGAAACTAAATTAGCTCTAACACCTATTACTTTTTGTAACTCATTTTTAAGAAAAGATGGCGTTCCAATTGATGTCACCATTCCTGCCTGTAAAACCTGAGCTCGATAAGATTCCCAATTAGGGTTATTACTACCTGGTATACCGTCAGATGGGTTTATACAATTTAATCTTACTTCACTAGAAAATGAAGTTTGTATTTTTGTAACAGTGCCAGCTGGTACTGCCCATATTCCGGTATTAATAGCAATACAATAAACCAATTCTGTTTGACCGGATTCTGGGATTGTTGTTGGTGTTTGCACATCATAGGATTGATTTCCATCTGATACTCTAAACCCTCTTTCTATTGTATAACCCGGTGTTCCTGTGAAAACTACATAGACAGCAGTATTATATCCTCTGCCTTTTTGAACTCCGTATATTTGACCTAATTGCTCTAACATTGGAATATTAGCGCCATACGGAGTTACAGAATTTATCGTTTCCACCATAGCGCTATCATTAATAGTTAAAGCGCCTACAGCTGTGGTGGCTAAATCAGTAATAAGTGCAGGAGGAAGATTTGCTGTGTAATCTGGAACTTGTTTTGAAACAATATCGATGAGTTTTGCTAATAATTCCTGTGGTGATGTGGGTTGTGCTCCTGATTCATCGACTACTACGGGGATATCTGCCATTTCAACCTCGCTAGGTTGCAATTTGTTGTCGGAATGTTGTGCCATTAAAAAATACTACGTTTACGTCATAGGTTGGATTTAATGTATTATCCACTTTATTTATCGTTAATGATGCAAAATAAGGTGCAAATTGCCGCTGCACCTGGTTAACATAATAATCAGGATAAATTTGCGTCACGATCGACTGCTGAGCAGGAATACCGTAATTAATATAAAATGGCGATTCGCCTAAATTTAACTTCAATGTTTGAATAAGCGTTGTTAGCCAAAAGTAAGATGAATCTCCATCGGCGTCAGGTTTAACTTCAACCCATACCTTTTTACCTTTTTCTAAAATTCTTCCCCACGTTCTCATTGCGGCCCCTTACTTACAACAGTAGAACCACCTGTCTGTATACCCTGCACTTGATGCGCATGTTCAGTAAACTTGATTCCTTTAATTTTTGCATCACTCTGAATGTCTATTTCAGCACCTTTATCAGTAACAATAGGGCCGTTTAGATGTATCTTTCCGTTTAAATAAATGTCATTGGCTTTAAGTGTTACACTGTTATTATTAACAGTAACAATTGTTTCTGAGGATTTTAATTCAATCTTGTTCGGATCAACGGTAATGATATTTTTGCCGTCTTTAGTTTTTATAATTGCACCCTCTGGGCCTACTATTACGACTTTTTTATCATCCTCTTTAGACCAAGCAATATTTGAAATGGGAACAAAAAATAAAGGCGTCAGTGATGGTAAAATAGATCTGTTTGCGACACCACCCTGTTTGCTAACATTTCTTAATGAAACATCGGCCGCTAAAGTTACACCCTTGTCGCCTTTTTGAATGGGTATCCGGATATACTCCCAACTTAGAATTGGGATCTTAATCTCAGGATAAACAATATTATCCGGCAACATATCGAAATGAACAGTGACAAACTGATTATCTACATCAACCACGTAACAAGGTAATTGCTTACCTTCGATTGATAAGCGATCATTAATGAGTGAGTTTATCAGTTGGGTTAACGATTCTATGGGAGGGAGTTTTTGTGAATTACTCATGTTTTCATCCTGGTCGAGTTACACCTTTTGGTAGTGGAATAGAGTATCCTCTTAATTTCTGTTCTACAGGTTTACCAACGATATTGGCTTCATAAATCGTTACCCAGGCATTATTGGCATCAGCATTTAAGTACTGTCCTATGTGCCTAACTGATCTAATCTGAAAATATCCTGAGAAATTTATTTTTTCTCTTGCGTAATTGTATACCTGAGAAGAACCACCAAAGAAAACTCTTCCTTGACTTGTATAAGGATTTTTACTTAGCTGGATATAATCACCCACCCTGATGTCAGCCCGCATAGGACATTTAAAGCTAATAGTATTAACCTCAACCCAAGTTGGTTGACCAATTAATTCTTCAAACTTTATTGAAATGGTTTGAATTTTTTGGGGTATATAGGCATTATCCCATAGCTTTATTTTACTATCTTGAATAGTTGTTCTAACACCGTCATAGGCAGCATTTTGATACAATCCTCTGGAATAACTTCTCATCTGACCAGCTAATTGACTAAGTCCACCAGGATAAACACCATCAATATCTTCTGTCAGAACAAGTTCATCTGAGATAGTGATTTCTATTTTGTAATCAGGATAGGCATTTTTTAAAGCATTATTTAAAACATCCGAAAGCTTATCATTTAACTTTCCTGTTATTGTGATAGGTTTGATAGGGAAACTCCCCAATACTTGATCAAACTGTTGAGGTGTTACACTTAACATTAAACATTGATTTGTTCCTAACCAATTAGCATAAGCCGTATATACTTTACCTTGTAAAATAACGCCATTTTGCTTGGGATTTGATAAAGGCAAACCAGCTTGAAATCCTCCTTCTAGTGTTACCTGGCAACCTTCAAAATTGATTGATTGGTTAAGCACTTCAACCGGCAATCCGAAAATAGTAATAACAGTTCCTGATGTGACTGTATTCCATCCTTGAATTAAAATATCAAATTCAATATGTAATCCATAAGACGGAGTTTTACTTGTATCAAATGGCCCAATAGTTACGTTTTGCCCACCAACATTTACAGGAATTGACTTGCCATCTTTTAAAATAGTTAATCGATAATATCGCATTAATTAGCCTCAAAGTGACTCATTGATGAGCGATAAATTAATGTTCCTGGCTCGAAAGGAATTGCCAGATTAATGTCATAATTATCAGGAGAAAACACTAATGGCATGAATACCCTGGTATTACCTGAACTATCATTTATTTTGACATAGTAACGATTTGAATAATTATTGTAGGGAGTAAAAACAGTTACTGTTTCTCCCGCTAAAGAACATTGAAATTGAAATTGCTGCTTATCAGTTGGATTGAATGATATTGTTTGCATTTTTTTATCCAAAAATATTAGAAATGCCATCCGAAACAGCATTTTTTAATCCTGACCAGGCTATTTCACCGCCAGAAGGTAATTCACCTTGAAATTTTTGCAATACGTTCGTTAATGTTTGTTCTAGTTCTCTATAAGCTAACACGGGTTGTTCAAATTCAAGCATCCAGCTATATTGAGTTTGTTTATTTTCACTAGATAATGTTGAACTATCAACAAAATTTCTCATCAAACAGCCAGTGTAAATGTGAGCTGGCGTTAAAATTGTATAGCTTCCTCCGGCCTGATTATGTGAATCTAAAGCCGATTTTAAAGCGCCAAAGGTTAATACTTTTTTTGTGTATTTATTACCAGATGTATTAACAGGCGTTATCATTTGCATGATAATTCTATTTGGTTTTTTTATCACCGCATTGGCTGCGGTTATTTGATTGAAAAAATTGTAATTACCAATGTCTTGCTGTATTAGTGTTGTCCCCGCCATGGGATAAAATTTAGTTGAAGCACTTACATTTCCTTGCAAAACACCGCCAACAATACTTAATGCCTCTGTAAATACTGCAATAGGCAAAGAATTTCCAGGAATATCTTTTGCAATTCCGCCATTTAAAATGATGGGGGATATTTCGAAGGCAAGAGAAAAAGTACTTTGAATAATATTTGCTGCCATATTATAACCTAATATGCTACTTGTTTCTGAGATCGTATTTGTAAATTACTATCAGCCCCTGGAGTATCAACTGTCTCTAGCTGTATGATAAATCTATTTTTCCCATTACCTGGAATACTGGATTGCGATTGAGCTGAGGTAAGAGCATCGATTAATCCGGGATGTTGAGCAGCAGCTTCAGGAACGGCTCGAAGTATTTTTAATAAATAATTTATAGTTTCATTATTAAGATTAAGACTATTCCCCATAACAGCTTTATTTCCGCCGTTATATTGAGCCAATGATTTAGCGTAATCTCCGTTATATCTTTTTAAGTTATCCTCAAATATTTTTTTGGATGCATAATAATTATACTCAGGATCTGTTTTTAGCCTTTCGATATCAAATCCATATAATTTCGCAGTAGAAGGAAGGATTTGTCCTAATCCAATGGCACCAGATTTTTTATTTATTTTACTATTATTCCAATTCGACTCCGTTCCAATGATATTATTCAAAACCGCGTTAGTTGTAGCCGCTTTAGCGCTTGGGAACAATAAATCTCCAACGTTCTTTAATCCTTTATTTACTAAATCATTTGCATAGTAATAAGATTCTTTAACTCCTTGCCAGATATTTCCTTGAACGAATCCAGAATTTTTAGCTCTATCTACTTCGCCAAAAACACCAGAAATCCATTTAACAGCATCAGAAATAGCCTTTACTAACGCTTTTATCAATTCAACAAAACTTTTTAAGTCTTTTTGGAAATTATCAGATCCTAACCATTTTGCTAAGCTGGACAATCCATTACCAATGGTTTCAAATAAAGCTTCACCATTTGGCCCACTAATAAATGTGGTTAATCCCTTAGTTATTGCGTCTGAAAATTTTTGTAACCCAGGATTTAATTTACTTAATGTGGTTAAAAATGAATTACTTAATTGATAAGTATTTTTGGTAAAATTAGCGACTAAATCCTGATAACCACGGTATGTGCTATCGGGCGCCTGACTTTCAAAAACACCTGCATTTGCTTGCATTTCTTGAATGAATTGCGGTAAACGATTTCTGTTTGCTTGAAGTTGATTAAGTTGATCAGCTGTAATATTGAATCCCATTGATTGTAAGGCATTCAATTGCGCTCCAGCACCTTGATGTTGATCAGCAATTCTCAATACAGATTGAAGATATGGGCCAATATTTTCAAAAGCATTATTGTTGTAATTAATTCCTTGAGATAGCAATGCGCGTCGCGTGGGAGAATTTACATCATATTTAGCCCTACTGAGATCATTTATAATGCTATTTATTCCCGATATTCTACCACCAAAGGCAACATTGATTGCTTGTTGTTGAGCAACAGAAATACCTCTACCTTGAGGGGATAATAAACTATTTGCTGCACCCTTAGCGATTAATCCAAAACCACCAGTTCCAATCGCACCAAAAGCAGCCAGTTTCACACCCCAACTTAATGTTGTAGAGAATAAACCTCCGGCTACGTTAGCAGTTTGCTTGAGTGTTTTATTTAGCTCTTTAAGTGATTTAGAGGCTTCTTTAGATGCTTTGCTTAAATTATTAAAAAATTTATCAAACTCATTTGTCCCAGATTTTTTAAATAATGGACTATATTGAATGTCTTTTTCATGAGCAGAAATCCATTTATTATTCCATTTTTCTTTACCTGGAATATAACCCCCTCTGGGTCTACCAGAAGGTATTGAACCGGAAGGCATTGTATTAAATGCATCATGGAATTGTTTAGCAACGTCTTCTAATCGCTTTATTTTACTATCATCAATATCAATAGTAAGCACTGGCACGGAATTAGCCATTAAACAATCCTCTTGGTTTGCATTTTAATAATTCGCGGAATTGAGATGAAGTTGATATTTTTATAGGCAAGTCAATAAAGAGATCATAAAATCCTAAGCCGGCACAATAGTCGAGGATTGCTGAGATGATGGTTTCTCCATCTCGCCAGTACTGTCTGTAGCACTCGATGTCTTGATAGAAGCAATCCATTCCGTAACATTCAAGGGTGTACTTGCACAATTCCACAGCAAATTTAGCCGCTCCATCCATATTGCAAGTTGAGCGGGTTTGTTGATCACAGAGAAACATGTAAAAAAAACCAGTTCATTAATCGCCTCATCGATATCAATTAGCTCTTTCTCTATCGCAACCTCAAGCGGCATTGTGTCATAGCCTTTTTTCTCTTTAGGGTAAACAAGATTTGAAAGGCGAATAATTTCATTAATTAAGGGATTCTCTACACCATCCTTACCTTCCCAATCTCCCTGACTTTCAGCTATTTGTTTAAGCAAAAAATAGGCAACTCGTGGCCCTGATATCGCATTTAAGTTTTCAGAAAAAATGAATGAGTAAGTTTTAGCTAAAATTAATACATGTTTTTGAAAAATTTCTTTTGATATGGGTGTTGAATGTATAAATCCTGAAGTTTCATCATTTAAATCAACGGGAACAACTAAGTTCAATTTACGATTAATTTTCATTAGATAGCATCCCACATAGAAGAATTAACAAAATAGGTTCCTGTTAATGTGATAACTACGCCAGGATCAGTACCGTTGAATGTCATATCGGCAACATTATTTAATGCAGTATTTATTAAATCAAAATCACCATATTTTGTGCTATCTGTATAAAGTCTTATGTCTCCCAATAAGCAATTTAATTCAGATTGTTTTTTATAAATACTTGCAAGTTCCTGGCTTCTTACTAAATGAATTCTTACACCCAATAAAATGTAAGGTTGAGGTGACTGAACAACACCTGCCATCACCGGCAATGAATCAACAAAATTACCCTGAAACAATAATTCTATCCCTTCTTGTGCTAGATATGAAGCTGATACATTTAACTGCGGATAGTCAACAAACTTAACACTACCCCTTACCCGATTAAGTACACCTGGGTTTATCATTGGATTTGGCATATATAACTCCTTAAGCTGCCTGTAGTGTTACATTGATATTAAATATAATTTTTGTAAATCCACGATTGGGTGCATATTCAACTGAAAAACCAGCATAACGACCTATGGCGTAATCATTGGGATTATTTGTGATATATTCTTTGAATGGAATTGCATTAACCGTTACACCACCTGTAACATCAGGATTGATGAGGCCATAGCTTATGCCACTATTCATCACGTTTTGAGCAACAATTTGTAGTCTATCTATACCATCTTGATTGTAATAAAGCGGATTTATAGGGTTATTACTTCCGTTAATGATTGCATTGGCTAATGCTTGCTTAACATTAATCTGAACCCAATCTACTGAATACCAATACGTTGCATCATTACCATCACTGAACACACCTTTAAGCAAAATTGTGTTGGAAATTCCACCTTCAGCGCCCGTGCCAACATAATTAATAAAATCACTATCATACTTTTGTAAAATTGAATCTTTTTCTTTTAATGCTTCAACGCCGCGTAAATATCGAAAGGACATAGGCGGAACTTTATTAACTTCAGAAGGAGATGGGCTGACATAATTCCACAAAAAAGCACCAGAAGGACATGGATCTTCCAAGCTTCCTGGCGTTAATTTTCGCTTAAATGTCATTGCTGGAGCAGATTTGATTGTTTTGTAAGGATTAGTGTCTTTAACTTTTACAAAAAAGTATTGCATAGCATCCGGCGCTTCATATTGTTTCACAAAAGCACGTGTTTCTTCTAATGAGCTAATTGCTTCCGTTAATTGATAGCTATATATCTTTTCCTCTGGTTCTTGCACATATGCAATAAGTCTTTTTAATTGTTCTTGCGCTATCTCTTCAATAGTAGATTGAATAGGGCCTAGCTCTAAAATATAAGCACCAACATTCGCACCTTGTGAAAAGAAAATCCTTACATCTTCCGTTAATTCATAAGGATTAATTCCTTCTGCATAATCACTTGTAAATGTAAATTTACCTAGAATTGAAGGTGATGTTTCTGAATCCCAAGATCTAAGCCATTTACACACAATAGTGTTAGATAACTCTTCTGATATTTCCCCTGATTGTGCTCCATTCCAAGGTTTTTCAGGATAACATCCAGAAATAATTAACTGAATATTTTCACCTTTTTCGTAGGGTAAATTGACATCTTCAGGATAGGTTATATATAAAGTTGTTTCAGTGTTAGCTGAATTAGTTTCTGCTGTATATGAAACTATTTGTATCTGAGTTATATCATTGTAATCTTTTATATTTGTTATTAAATGTGGTATTCCGATTTGAGCAGAAGTATATCCGTACGACAAAAATGCCGCTTTCTGTTGTAGATTAGACGGCGTGGCGCTAATCGTTTGTGAAACATTTATATCAACAATTTGATAAGACATTTAGTGAACCTCATAATTGCAAATTGCTTCTTTTATTAATTTGTATGCGATCTCTCTCGCCGTCGCTTGGTAATAATTAACTTCAAATTCGATTATTTTTTGTTTTGCTAATACATTGATTTCAACTTGATTAGCTTTGCCGTCTTTAACTACCGGCATATTAGAAACGCCGAAACTTTCATCTTCTAGCGCTGATTGAACAATGTAATCTACATAATCTAATGCTTGCTCATTATTCAATCCGTAAAGTGTCACTCTGACTTTGTCTTGTACCCACTGCCATCGAGTGTTGTTCTTTGAAAATGACCCTATCTGTAGCGGTTTTGTTTCTTTGACGTCGGCGACGATATAAGGAGGATATAAGTTAGCTGGCGACAAAAAGGATGGATAAACTTGTGAAAATTTATTTAAGCTTAGCCAGATAGGAACACTATTAGACAAAACAAGTTTATCGGGAATATCTTCTATTTTATCAATTAACTGCGTCTCCATCGTCGGTAACACAGCTACCCCTTCATAGTGGAAAATTCCAGCCTGAGTATATTTGCTATGCATTAACGAAAAATTAAACCTAGCTGCGTCAAATTCTCCGATATACATTGTTTGGGGATCAACTAAATCGAAATCATCAATTTTTGACAAGGGAGTGAAAATAATTCTATCGACTGAAAATGACGTTGTTTCATCTTGTCTGCTAACCACTTGTCTATGTAGACTACCCTTTACTATCAAACTTTTTGCAGCGGTAACGTTCAATCTTTTTAATTCAGATTGATTTAAAATGTCAGCATTAACCCAGTAAACAAAACCATCTATCGGCAATACTTGCTTAACATAAAGTTTGAATTTGATTGTCTGATCTGACGAGATAGTTTCTACTGCTGAATGTAATACCGATGAAAGTTGTGTATTTGCCACTTTCGCAGCTTCTTCTAAGCTGGCCATTTATTTTTCTACCCATGCTTGAAAACTTGTTTGCAATAGCCCTCCATCGATAAATGAAGGTCTAGGAGGCCCTTTCTTTTTCTTTAATCTAGAATTAACACCTAGTATCGAGGCTTTAGTAGGAACTCCATAAACTTTCCCATCTAATTCTTGGTTTTCTAGGAACTTATGAAATGTTAATTTTGTTTGTTCCAGGTTCATGTCAACATTTGAGTCAATACCATGCTCAATTTGATTCACAATTGAATACAATATTTCAGTTCCTAACTCTTCTATTATCTCATTTTGATGCATGTTGAAAAAATGCGTGAATAATCGATATCGTTGCTCTAGGTCTTGCGCTACTTCATGTGTTGTTTGTCCTGGATTATCACCGTAATCATAAATAACATCGATAACGCCAAGATTGAGTTTCATTTTGTTAATCCCCAAAGTGGGCCCATTTCCATCAGAATTGCTACGACTTGTCTACCATACGGATCTTTCATCAACATCAAATCAGCTAAACTAAGATTCGACAAAGCTTGACTAATCACAATTGAACCTGATGTACCCTGATCTGCTGCTGAGTTCGTTATTCCATAGGATGGAGTGCCTATACCTAAACTCTTTCTAATATCTGACCAATATGTATCAGGCGGCGTATCTTGAGCATAATTAATCAAAAAAGAAGCAGCGCAGTTATAAACAGTTGTTACATAAATATGAGGCAGAAATTCGAGACCTAGGTATTTTGGAATAAATTCTAAGGCGGTGTCATAGCAAAACTTTAAAGCTGGATCATCATCAGAAATAGCCGATTCAGGAACTTTCATAATATTTCTGACAAAATCTAAAAATCCCTCGAATGTCGGTTTAATCATTAACGTTGTGCCTTCAGTTTTTTCTTCATTGGAGTTTTATTGAATTCAGGATCAACCGGCTTTGCTTCTATATCAATTTCTAATACAGAACCGTCGGGAATATTTCCAGTTTCTAATATTTTTTGCTCCAAATTTTGTAATGAAGCAGCGGCAGTATTTTTCATTATCTCTTCTGACATTGACTCTAAATTTTCATTTTTTTGACACTGACCATCTTTTATTTTTGAAACACTAATAGGATTATCGATTGAATAACAAAGACCTGAGAATTTTTTATTTATTCTCTTTACATCAGTCAAACCGTAACTTTCATGTTGTGAGATCACGTATTCAATCTCACTTGAGGTCATTTCTGGTAATTGAATTTGCTGACCTTTATCAATGTCCATCCCAAAAGACTGATAACTCTCTGGTAATTTATAATTAAACTTGTGCTTTTGATGAGTGCAATTAGCAATAAATAATTTCATTTTTCCCTCTGAAAATAGAGAGGACTTCCGTCCTCTTTATTTAACTATATTTTGCAGATAATAAAGTTATACCTTCTGGACGGAAGTTCCACCCAGGCGTTGCTCGACATGTATATAAAGTTGTCAAACCACCATCTGGCGTTGGCGTTGGCACTTCTGTTGGAGCTGCAACATCCATAAACTGAACATTAACTGCTTGTTGATTTGGGGTTGTAGTGGTCTAATAAAACTGTAGAGATTTATAGCTTATAATTAAGCAAAATCTTATAGGTATAAATATGACCCGAAAAGTAAAAGTAA